GAATTGATAGTAAATGCTTTTGCACCATTACCATCCACACCATTAGTAGAAATATAAGACAGTTCGACTATTTGACCTATAGCAGGTTTATATCCAAGCACACCATCCCCAAAGTAAAACTCATATTCACCATAAGAGTTTTCTTGGATAAAATATACAAAGGATGTTGCTGTAATATCATTAATATTCTGAAAGAAATTATATGTTTGATAATCAGCAGATGTCAAAGATGATCTAACTCTAATACTTAAAGTTGAGGTGTCAATCTTCTTATCCGAAATTCTAAACTTTTGAAATTCATTACCAGTAACACGATATGTGATACTTTTTAATGCACCTTCTTTAGCAATAACAGAATCGTATGTATATTGATTATTAACATCTTTAGATGCTTTATGTGATACATTAGTTACGAATGTAAATTGTTTAGATCCGATTGCACCATTAAAGGTTGTGCCTCTAGGTATTTGAAGTTCTGCTGGACCTTGTGAATCCCCTGTCACCACTAATTTCATATTAGCATCAGAACATCTAACGGATCTAGGAAGATATCCAAGGGATTTGGCATGAGAAACCACATTTTGTCTTAGTTGTGAAGAATCTAAGAAAGTTTCGTTTGCGGACATATGAGCTAATAATGCATTGTATTGTGTATTATATGCTAATACATCTAATAATACATTAAGACCCGAACCATCAAAATCATAGTCATTAAATTTATCTTGTGCTGATAAAAATATTTTTAGATTATCTTTTATCTGATCAAAGTCTAATTCTGTTACGTTCTTTATGGATGCCATGTTATCTTGTTCTCTCTAAGTATAAAGATATATCAACGATTTGTTGAGAATTAATTATCAATACTGTAACCGATATTGAAAGTGCATTTAAATCACTATCATCAGTAACAGTAACATCACGAACCACAACTCTAGGTTCATGATTTTTTATAGACCTTTTAATCTCTCCAACCATCAATGATATTGTAATAGGATTACTTGGTTCAAATAGAAACTGAGTAATGTTAGATCCAAAGTCTGGTTCGAAAGGTTTCTCGTTATAATTGGTTAATAATATATTACGAATAGAACTCTGGATTGCTGCAATATCCTTTATAGGAACAATATCACCATAACTAGGATGGGGTTTAAATCGTAAATCAAGATCTGAATAAGACTTAACTCTTGATACAATTTGTGAATCTTTTGTTATGTCAGAATTATCTGATAAGTTTAATGTACTCATGTCTTTATTTATATTCCTTTTTATTAACCAGCAAAAACATTTACCGAACCTGATGATATTTCATGATCAAAATGTTCATCAGAATTATACTTGTCACCTATTCTTCCAATGTTTTTACTATTTACAAATACAGTAGCACTATAGGTACTAAGAGTGGGTGCGTGATTCACTGCGGTTGCTGTGCAAGGATCTCCATCAGGATGTGAACCCATTGCATCACCCTTACCTACAGCACCTATACTATTAACAAGAACATCAGAACTACCAGCAGCAGATTTTTGAGTTGTCTCTTTATCCCATTTAAATTTAGTAGAATCGTTTGGATCACATGAAGTTCCTTGATCACCATCGGTGCATTTTACTTCACTAATACCACCCATCTTTGCTAAAGCAGCCATATTGATTACGCCTTAAAAATATTTACCAACCAAGTTGGTGTATTAGCGGATCTACCACCAGCACCCCAAAAAGAAGCTGCGGCAGGACTAACAGTATTACCTTTTGCAATATCAACATGAAGTCCAATACCACCCATATAACCAGCCCCAGCACCCATTGAAGTTGCTCCAGCTTCTTTACATGCTTTAGCAAAATCTTGGAATAGTTGATCGTCTACTTTAAGTTTTTTACCACCAGAAAATAACCAAACATCACAACCAAATCCCCATAAATGTCTATCAGAACCAGTTCTCTTTTTATTAGTCATACCACCAGAAAATATCTGTACATCAAGTTGAATTTTCGTTGCGGCATCTATAATGATTTTTTCTAATTCTGCTGCAAGTGGTTTATTTCTTGTTGCATATTGGTTGATATAAACGACAGAACCAGCACCCCCTGTGTCTAGAATAACATTTTCTTCAACAGCAAGATTACCACCACCCGCCTCGATCATATTCATAGATCCTCCAGTAAAAGCACTTGCACCAGATGATCCTGTTTCTTTATATCCAGAAGTTTGTGATGAATAAGAAGTCCATCCATCAGGTTTCACCACCGAGAATTTTGGTGTAGGAAAATTGACATCAATATCATCTTCTTCTACTATTACAGGAAAAATTTCATCAAGTTCTTTTTCTGTAAATTCTACAACAGGTAAAGGTGACACATCTCCTACCACAAAACCAGTAGGATTAAAGTCAACAGTTAGACCATGTAATGCAACATTAGTTGTACCATTTATAATAGTATTGTTTGATAATGTTGTTAATGTCTCCGTAGCACTCATAGTAATATTAGGGGCAATGAAGGACATATCACCACCAGATGTCATTGATAATGTACCCGCAACATCCACCACCAGATTACCCAATGATTTTACTGTTACATCATCCAAAGCATTTAAAGTTGTTTTGCCAGTATTATATGCAGTGGTATCACCATAATTCCTTGAAAGAACATCACCCCTAGCATCAATATTAGATTTACCCGCAACAGTAATAGTTGAATCTCCTTGTATTGTTGTTACCGCATTACCACCAACATTAACAACAGAATCCCCCGCAACATTAACAATCCAAGTTTGCATTGCATCAAATCTTTCAGCGGATCTAGTTCTCATTTTATTATCAGGATGTATTTCAATGAAAGCACCAGATCTATGTTGTATATTTATTCGTTCAGCACCAGGAGTATCATCAAACTCAATCATATGACCAGATTCGGTTATACGAACTTTATTATAAGGATATTCTCCTCTATAAGGATCTTCTGGTTCAAATATTCCAACACGTGCTTTCTTAGTTGATTCGATACCTATTGCTCTATCAGAAGTATCAATACCTTGTTCTCTTGGAAAGATTCCATTAGGATCATTAAATCCCATAGTAGATTCAGAACCAGCGGTGTTCTGTCCCATGATAGTTCCCATAATAACAGGATCTTGTGCATCTGAACCATCTTTAAAGAAACCGAATACCCAAGAACCTTCCACTAATCCATGAATACCTTCACCTATAGCAGAAACACCAGAAACTGTGGTAGGCATTAATACTGTTGCCCAAGGCAAATCATTTGTGGGCAACTTTGCTTTATCTTCAGTATGGAAATCAAAGACTCTGGTTCTTACTCTATTTAAAAATAAAGGGTCTGCTCTATCTTCAACGACACCCGTGAACCAGACAAACTGTTGTTGTCTGGTATCATTCATGTTTACATTCATAATTCTAAATCCTTATTTAAATAGGCAATACGTATAAATTCGACTGTGTTTATGTCTGATTATATTGTTGCATTTTCTCTTTGTAATTGTACTATACTTATACCACATAATGACGTTCCTTGTCAAGAGAGATATGAACTATTACCTTCTGCTCGCAATATCATTCCAGTCAGGTTCTGGTGGATATTGTCCATTCTCATCCACAACACCACTATAGTAGTCTAGCTCTTCCTGTGTCATTATTGAGTACCAGTCGAATTGTCTATCAACAGCATCAAGACCGGGTGAAACATCAACAGCAGGTGGGTTTAACTTTGCTCTATTTACTAAATACTGATTAAATTGTGAGTCTGATAACTGACCGTTCATAACCGATAACGTACCTTCAAAGGTTACATAACCACTATCATCAATCAATTGATCATAGTTCTTTATCTTTTCTAGATCAACGAGATTGTCGTTTATACCAATGAATCTATCAACCCAACTACCAACCCAATTCTTGGTTATACCATCATCATATAAAGACTCATCCGGTGATAAAACGTTCTTTTTATTTACTATGAACTGCAAAAATTGCTCGTCTGATAAATAACCGCTCATGTCTGAATAGTTACCTTTAATAGTTACATATCCAGTATCATCATCAATCATACCAGTATATAAAGATAACTGTCCTATATCAACGAGATTGCCGTTTATACCAAGGTAAGTATCAATCCAACCACCAATCTCATCCAAGAGATCTTCTTCTTCTTTGTTTGGATCTGTGGGATTAGTACCTGTTATAACAGAAG